ACGAAAGTAAACCGTGCTGAGCAAGTCGCCGTTTTGTCCAACGGTGGATGCACCACGGCGGCGGTAGAGCGTGATGTCAGCGCCACTGGCGGAGTCGTTGTTGGTGGCTTGAACCTGCAGTGCAGTGCTGGTAATCGTCGAGCTGACGTGCAGCGGGAACAGTGGTGTTGCCTCGCTGATGCCGACGTTCGAGCCTCTGAGGCGAACACGCATTGCCGGAGCAGATGCGTCGGCAGTCATCAGGTCGAGGATGCCAACCTCTGAGGTATTGGTGACCGTGCCAATCGTTGAGAGGATCTGGGCGTAGGCGTGATCGTTACCGCCGCTGTCCTTGCCGCGAAACTCGATGTTGCCGAGGTTGTCGTTATTTGCGGGGCTGGCACTGTTGCGGTACAGCACCACGTCAGGCGCAGTGTCTAGGCCGGCATCAGTGTTTTCGATGATGACCTGATCGGTCGTGTCGCTGCTGAATAGGTGCAGTTGGGCTGCAGCCGTACCAGTACCAAGTTGGAAGCCGGTGGTGCTGAACTTACCGGCAAAGGTGCTGTTGGTGGTGAACGCCAGTTCGTTGGCGGCTGAGCGGTAGATGCCCGTGACGCCAGTGTCTGCGGTCCAGGCAAGGCTGGGTGCGCCAACGGTGCCGCTGGGCAGATTACGCAGGAAGGTGCCGTATTGGATCTTCTTGTTTTTGTTGGCCGCCGTGGCTTCGGAACTATCGACAATGGGCAGCAGATCATCCGCCGCTGGTGCGGTGAGTTCTGTCAGGTCTGTGATCTTCCGGTCAGCCATGGCGGTTGTTGATGGTGGTTAGAAAGTAGGACTACGACGCCTTGAGGGTTGCTACTTCGGCTTCCAGAGCCTCAATCCGCTCCATTGCTTCCTGCAGCGCCTTGACTGCCTTCATGTAGAGAATAGAGTATTTTACGCTTTTGGTAGTGGTTCCAAGCGCATTATTGTCTGCATCTAAATCGTCTAATTCACCTACCAGTCCAGGGCAAATTTGTTCGACTTCTTGGGCAACCAAGCCAATATGCTTTTCTTCTTTTACAGCTTTTAAGTTAAAATTGCGGATTCTAAGAGATTTAATGTCATCCCATTGCGAATTAGCATCAACAATGTTTTCTTTTAATTTTTGGTCCGAATATGCAGAATAAACACCCGTACTATTTTGAATAGTACCATTTCCAAGAATGGCGGCACTGCCAGTATTCCCGCCGGCCTGCAAAGCTGCCGCGCCTGAGCCAACATTAGCAAATGTTTCAAAGAAACCTGTAATACTTGCTCTGCCTATTGACGTTCCAAAGCTGGTAGTTCCAGGAGCTGCAGATGACCAGTATGTTTGCGTGCTGCTTGTAATCCTCATCCGCTCCGTCGGGCTGCTCGCTCCGTCGGCGGTAGTGGAGAACACTAGCCGCCCCGGCATGTCGTTAGCGCCGGGTGTGCCGTCTACTTCTGCAATAATTTTTGCCGCTTCGACAAATTCGGTTCCGTCATTGCCTTCAAATCTAATACTTCCTAGCTCCTCGCCATTCGCAACCAAGGTGTTGCTGCCGATTGTTGATCCTCCGCTTTTCGCCAAAGTAATTGAGGTGGAATCAAAATCAGTGGTGCTATTGCAAACCAAACTTAAGGCAGAGGTTTGAAAATCAGTGCCTTCGATTTGAACTTTCGTCGTATAAGAGCCATTGTTATGAAAGTTTGTACGTGCAGAAGACGTGCCAACTAAAAATCTACCATTTGAATCCCAGCGGCCTCTTTCGCTGCCGTTATTGGTGAACTTCAAGGAAGATGCAATATTTCCGCCCCAGTCAATAACGCCATCGCCGGTTGCGCTGTCTCCAATTAGCGTCAACCGAGACACACCATCTGCTGGATCGGACTTAACGGTGATGTAGCCATTGCTTACGGCCAGCTTTGGAGCCTGGTAAGTTCCACCGGCAAATGCCGCGCTGCCTCCGATGTCCAACAATGCGCGGGGCACAGTAGTGCCAATCCCTACTCGTAATGAGGAGTCGATCCTCATGGCTTCTACGCCACCTTCAACAAACGCAATGGTGTCGGCTGCAGGGCTATAAATGCCGGTGTTAAGGTCGCCGGTAAATGTGATCGACGGCGTTCCAACTGCGCCAAGAGGATGAACAACTGGCAGCGTTGAGGTTGTTGCTGTAGTGCTTACTTCAAAGCGTGATGTGCCACCGGCGCTGATGCCAACCTGATCGGTGCCAGGGCTGTAAATGCCGGTATCGGTGCCGCTGTCTTTGAAGTAGATCGACGGGGCGGCGGCGGTACCGTTTTCAAATGCGATATTGGTCCATTCGCCGTCGAGCTGGAACAGCGTGATCCATGCCGAGTTCGCTGCATTTCGCAGCTTCATGACCGTTGGGCTGCTGCCCGTATCCGCCCACCACTGGTAGGCATAAGTTGTGGTTGGTGCAGTAGCCGAGGAATTATTGGTTGCGATGGCAGCCAGCGCGTTGTTCAGGTCAGCACGCACTGCAGCGCCGGAGGCATTGCTAATGATGTAATCGTGGGTTGCCATCGTTAAGCCTGTTGGGTGCCGTAACCGTTGGCCACGTACTGGAATTGCCTGCTGACCGCTGTTCCCGCGCTATTGCGGAAGGTCACGGTGAAACCAGTGCGACTAACGGATGTGATCACATAGTAATCGCCAGTGTTCAAATTAAAAGCGGTCAGACCCAAAGCTGGTGTTTGGTAAAACGCCTTCGCGTAGGTCACGGCGTAGGATGCGGTGCCGCTGGTGATCGTGCCGCTGTTCTCCGTGCGGGACTGCATCACCATTTCATAGCCCAGCTCGTCGATCAGTGGTGTCTGGTCTGTGCGGGCGCTGATCAGCTCAACCTTGAACTGGAACTGACGACCGGCGTAACTGCCGTTGTACATCGGGAACCACTCGCCAAAATCAATGTCGGATTCCAGCTCAAAGCGGTCTGGGCTGCTCTCCAGCAGCAGTTTGTCGCCGTCCTCCAGCAACATGAAGGTATCGACGGTGGCCACGTCGCTGGAACGGAAGTAGACATCAGCGCTGGTGTCATCAGCCAAGGCGCCATCGAAATCGCTCCAGCGGTCGATCAGTTCTGTGCGGCTATCAATCGTGTCGGCTGGGTACAGGCCGCGAGTGGTGAGCGTGCGGCGGAAATCAACGGTGAACTTTGCGCCAAGGTCAACGATGTTGGTGAAGTAGTAGCGACCCGCGAGCAACTGCTGGCCGGTAAAGTCCATCGAGCCGATGGCATCAAAGTCAATAATTTCATCCACCGTCTCATCGCCATCCAGCACGATGGCGTCGTAATCAGCGTCGTAGCGGGCATCATCAAATTGCCCTTGGTATGGCGGTACGGTCTGGTCTTCGCGGACGGTAGTAATGCTCAGCGGTGGGATGGCATCGGGCTGATCGAAGATGACGCTGGTGGCGTTCTGACTCCGCAGGCCAGCCGGATCTTGGAACTTGAGCAGGTATTCGCCGTCGATCTTGGGCAGCAGGGCGTAGGTGGTTTCAGCGCCAACACGATCCGTCAACAGGGTGGAGTCTTGCCATTCGCCGGTGCCATCGGTCTTGGTGCTATGGCGGATGATTGCGGTAAGGAAGCCGGGTGCTGCAATCGGACGCGACCAACGCAGCATCACCTGATTGTTGGCGATCTGCTCAATCGTGACGTTCTCAGGATCAATCGGTAGTTGCTGAACAGAACCCGTCGGGTTGGCCGTTGATGCAAACGATGGAACGGTAAAAGTTGCCGAGACTGCTGGTGCGCTTTTGTTAAATCCCAATCCGTATGCCGTGACGGAAACCAGCAGCTGGAAACTTTCGGGCAGGCCGATTATTTCAATGTTTGGGTTGTTGGTGCGAACTGTGCGGCTGTTGCCCTGTGCGGTGTTGTAAGTAACGTCGTAGCCGAAGGTGGCACCACCAGCGCCTTTTGCCCAAGAGATGTTGACCTGCGTAGTCAGCACCGTGCCGTCGCGCACCTGACCGGCGTTAAAGGCGATGTTCCTGACTGACGGCGGTGCTTCATCAAACGTGGTGATGTCCGGGAACTGCAGGTTCTGACCGTTATCAACCGAGGCGTAGATGCTGTCGTTATGCACCAAGCCGGTGATCGCGTAGGTGCCATCGCCGTTGTCTGATGCGCTGATGCAGCGAAACTTTTGATTGGCAACGCCGCTGGTGGTGATTGACCAGATCGACTGCGCGTTGGGTGCAGCGGTGAAGGAACTGCTGACGTTGATGGTGCTGCCTGAAACGCTGCTGATGTTGCGGGTTTCGACCGTGCCATTGGGCAGCAGGCAGGTCAGTTGTGGGTTGGAGCCAGACGGAAGGGTGATCGACTGATCAGCAACGATGGCGCTGGTAGTGGAGGAGGAGACGCGACCGGAGATGCGGGTGCCTTGGCGGAGCGAATCGGCAACGGCAAAGATCTGACCCGGTAGCACCACGGCACCCTGTAGGCCAGTGCTGAACGAGATCACTTCATCGTCGAGCGCCTCGGTTTTGAGTGTCCACAGGCCGACCCGCTGCGCCTGCCACTTTGATGTGCAGCCAAAACCAATTAGCTCTTTGACGATGTAGCCGTACTTAGCGATCAGCGCGGCGTCTTCAACGACAACAACGTTCGGGCGGTAGAAGTTTTCCGGATCGTTGTAGCGAACATGGACACTGGTGCTACGGGTCTTGAGCGAACTGCCGGAATACTCAAACACACCACCGACAACGTTGGCATTGGTGTAGATGTGCGAGGCCGCAAGCGCAGTGCCATCGAGGTTGCCGTGGTCGGCTGCAACTTGGATGACGTTGTTCGACCAGAACAGGATGCCTCGGAATACCGAAGCCATGTCCATCAGGACGTTGTACGCCTCGGCGCGATCACCGATCACCACGTTGCAAGAGAAGCGCGGTTCCGTGGTGCCGTCTGGGTTGATGACCTGCTGGTTTGCGTATTTGGCGATTGGGTACAGGTCGATCCAGCTCAGGTTGGCCGAGGTGATGAACTGACCAGCGCCATAGCGACGGTTGGTGAGCAGGTCGTAGAAGCAGCAAACTGGGCAGCTTGTCCACTTCTCAGCGGTCTGAACCGCACCGTTGAAGCTGGAATCGTTGAACGCAAGGCTGCCATCACCCAGAACGGTCGCGCCAGTTGGGATCTGAACCAGACGGCCACGAATCAGATAGGCACGCGATGGCAGGCTGTTGAACGCCTTGGTTGAGATGGCCAGCTCGTTCAGCGCCGAATAGTTGTAGTTGACGTTTTGCGAGATCGTTTCGGTATAAGACGACCAAATGATTTGGTTGCCTCGGTTGCTGGCAATCGGTGTGTTCTGCGGTGTGTCTTGGAAGCTGGTGTATTTGATCTCAAAGTGGCCTTCACCCAGATCTACCTTTTGAACTTTGATGTTCCAAGGACCTGCGCCAAATGTTCTGAGGTTGATGATGCCGGTGCTGTACTGGTAGTTGTTGGTGGAAACGCCGGTGATAGTTTTGTTGGAGGCAAGCTGGAAGCCGGTGCCGCTGCCTTTGGCCTGCACGTAAATCAGGATCTGAAGCGTGCCACCAAACAGTTGACCTTTGGCGAGGCTTTCCTGCGCGACGGAATAGAGCTTGGGAATCGTGAACAGCAGCTCTACGTTGTTGACCGTTGGATCAGTGATCTGGCGCGTGACACTGCCGCTGCCGTATTTGCGGTTGACAACTTCGTTGTTGCTGTTCAGGTCTTCGCTGTAGTTTTCGCCAATCTCTTGGTTGACTTCAACGATTTGAGAGGTGCCGTCGTTGAACCAATACGTTGCACCTTGACGCGCCGCACCAACGTAGGAAGCCGACGAAATATCTTCAGGCTTGAAGTTATAGGTGCCGTCGCTGTTCTGAATTGGTGTTTCGTTGAGGTATGTACCCTGCAGGCCGTTAATGACGCCACCAATCGGACCCTCACAGAGAAGATCCAGCACCTTGATTGTTGTGACGGAATTAAGTGCCATGTCAGTAGAGCTGGTAGCCGACGCTATTTAGGCGAAGGTAGATCGGGTTGGAGCCGGTGGAGCCATTGGCCACAGTTTCCGCCGAGATCACTTCGACCTGAACGCTGACGATGCTTTCGGTTTCAATGTCACCCAACTCCAAGCGATGCATCCAGCCGAAGAATTGGCCTTCAAAGATCAGACCTTGGATGGTGGCAGAATCAGCAGCGACGAGGAAGCCGTCATCTAAAACATCGCCTCGATAGACCTTGATCTCGTAGCTGATGTAGCCATCAACGTAAGTTGTACCAGTGCCACCGGCTTGATCGTAGAGACCGTTTTCCAGTGAAAGTGCAACATTGAAATCGGAGTATTGCTCCACGCTGGCCATGTAGCCGCCGTAGACCTGCAGCGATGCATAACGGCGCTCGTTTTGAACGTCGGTGCGGATTAGTTGCGTGCTGTTGGTAACGCCGTATGCGCTAACAGGGTTGAAGTATGCCTGCGTATTAAATGCTGTTTGATAAACACGGCGGGCAATAACACCGGACTTATCGGAAAACTCGTTGGTCAGTATTTCGTTGCCCAGCCGGATTGTGTCAGTGCTTGGTGCGCGGAGGCTGGTCAGCACCGGATCAGATTCGTCGGCAATCTGGAATTTGGATTTGAGCAGGTGGCTGCCGATCAGCACTTTGCCGTAAGCCAGTGGCACCGTGGCGCCAACACCGACAGAGTTTGCAGCGCCTGTGTAGGCGTAGGACTGCTGACCGTCGATGCCAGATGTGACATTCTCAGGACCATTGGTGCGGTTACGGCTGCCCATGCGCCCACCGCCGAAATTACCTCCTCCAAACCCACCAAGCGTGGGAACTTGTGGCTGCGGAGACAGGGCTTGTGCGACACCACCAAGAATCAGGCTTGCCCCGATTGCTCCAATGGCTGGCAATAACGATGTAACGGCAATCGGCGCCGTTAGTCCAAATGTGCCAATAAATGCTGCGCCAAAAGGATTTATTAACGCCAATGCCACTAGCCCGACGCCAGCCAAAATTTTTAGACCACCTTCACCACTACCACTAACAACAGGAACAATTACAAGTTCACGTTCACCAAACGGCAGTAAAAGATCCTCGTAATTGAAATCAACTCCGCCTTGCAATACCTGATAACCAATCCCGTTTTCTTCTGATTCCAGTAAATAATCCTTAAACTCCGGCATGTTGATGCACAGGAGCTTGATCGCATCAGCGGCGTTACGCAGGTTGTAATAGGTATGCTCGGCGCCAAAACGTTCGCCAAGTTCACCCATTAGGCAGACCCGCTGCATATCGGTAAACCGCCGCGATGCTCCTCACATAGTAACTGCTGAGCCACTCCACAGCACTAAGGCGGCCTCTCATGTGGTGCAGGATTTGCCACGGTTCCACGAAGATCGCAGCGTGCATCGGCTCCAGCGTGCCAAGCTTCATGATCGCCACGTCACCAGGCCGGCGTTGCTCAAACTCCACGCGCTCAAAACCCAGTGCCACCGCCTCGCGTAGGTAAATGCTGGGTGTGGTCTGCAAATCCTCGGGGCGGTCGAAGTCTCTTAGGTCGATGCCCTGCAGCCGGAAGTAATCGCGCACCATCGTGTAGCAGTCGCGCCCGTCATCGTCCCACTCCAAGCCGATCAGAATTCGATGGTCAACCATTCGTCCACTGGCAGGGAGTAGATCAGCCACGGCACACCGCTTTGCCTGCAAGCACGCTGATCCAGTTCGCTGGCAGGTCCGCCCTTCGGGTGGCTATGGATAATCGCAACGATCTCGCCGTTGACGGACGCCCGATAGTAATCACGCGGGTGCATGACGAAGTGTTTTTCCGGTTCCTCGCAAACATTGCGGCAAGGCCAGTACATCTGACCAGTGGCGGCTTGGATCACCACACCGCAGGCTTCGTATGGCGCGGCGGATCTGGCGTGGCGCTCGGCCTCAGATTTGGATTCGGGAGCCAGGGTAACCACCATGCGGATAGTCAGAAATGCCTTGGGACTGGAAACGGATCTTGCAGCTATTGAACCGCTTGCCGCAAACGTCTGAAGTGCTGACGCCTACAGCATTGTCGTTCACGTTAAAATAGCTGCTGCCGGTATAACCGCATTCGGGACCGCGATAGACCCACGGGCAGTAGTCCTGCACTTGCCGGCCAGGGAGCTGCAGGTTGGTCAGGTCTAGTTTGCTGACCAGTTCAAATTCGACAAGCTGGATATTTTCCTTTGATACTCGGTCGATGTACCAGACCTGATCTTCAAACTTGGCGGTTGGGTCGGCAGTTGGGTTGACACCACCAGGGAAGTTGACGGCATCGAGGAATTTTTTGCAGGTGCGAATGCGCGTGACCTTTGCCTGCAGTGGGTTATAGGTCAGCAGCAAGGATGAGATCGCGCCGGTGACGTTGGCAATCCGCATGGTGGGACGCGGCAACGTACCCTTTGAAGTCAGCTCGAAACCATCTACTTCGATGGGCGCAGCGCTGTAGGTGATGCCTTGGAACACCACGTTGCCAGTCAGGGCGTTGGTGCCAGCGTGGTAGTAAAAGGTGGTGTCAATCCCGTTAACCGCCAGTGTGAGCTGCAACTGGAACAGCTCGATAATGGCTGACGGATCCAGCTTTTGGATCTCGGTTTGAATTGACGTTGGTGTCGTCATGCTTCAAATACCTGTCGAAAGGTGGCTGTGATTGTGGCGCGTCCCGTATAAGTAATTGTTTTATCCCATTCGGCACACACCCATTTGTACGAGGTTGCCTCAGCCGGCGGGGTCCAATCAAAACTTGCCCCATCAGCAGCGCGGGCGTCAAGGAAAGTTTCAATGGTGTCTGAATTGGCTTCCGTAATATTGTTCCAAGTCAGTGACCATTGTTTGGGGTTTTGGTTGATGCCAAAACTGACGCGCTGTTCGTAGCCGTCGCCAAAACTAACGACCTGCAATTTGGGTGCGCTGGTTTTTTGAGCGCCATAGCTTGGCGTGATTGCTGGGAAAGTAGCCATTAGGCGAGCAAGCCTCCAGGACGACGTTGTTTAATCAATTCTGCCTGCACAGCAGCACCGATTACCTTGCCCAGTTGATTGGCTTGGCCACCGTTACCTTGGGCGCTGGTTCCGCTGGCATCAACATTTACGACAACGTTTGCACCGCCACTAAATGAACCGGAAGGAGCAATGCCACCGCTACGACCCGGCATGAACAGCTCAGGGCCGCGTTCACCGACCAAATACCCCTGACCAGCCATCACGGAGCCGCCGTTGGCGCGCTTGAACAAGCCGCCCAGCAATCCACCACCAGTGCCAGTGCCAGACATTGCGCCAAATAGGGCAAAGTTGACAGCAACGTCAAGCAATTTATTCGCAATGCTGCTCAACAAATTATTGGCTACTTCTTGCAAGGATTTGGTTCCATCAATCGCGCCCTGGATTGCATCTACAACACCACTCTTAATGGTCGTACCAATATCTGCATAAAGCTGCTTAAGTTCTTCCGCTGCAGATACTTGCTCTTTCAATGCATTTGTTTTTTCTAATGTTGATTTGATATCAGCTTCATTTAATCCAGGATATTGAGCTTTTAAGTCTCTAATTTGCTGATTAAGTAAAACTTCTGCTTCGTTACCATTGAGGCGAGCCTGCATCAATGCTTGTTCATCTTTTAGTTTTTGCATTGCGTTTGCAGCATTTTCAGCTTTTTCTTTTTCAGCAATCGCCAAATCAAAAGCAAGTTGCCTTGATAAGCCTTTTGCCTTAAGTTCTAAGTCGGCAATTTTTGCTAATTTTGCAGCATCTGGCAATTCCTTATTGGCACGAACATCAGCTATTTCATTTGTTATAGCAGCCAATTCTTTTTGAGCTGTTCTTGTTGTTACAAGAGCATCATTGTTCTGCGAACGTGCAAGAAGGATTTGACCTTCTATGTTGAACTGGGATTGAGTAAGACTTAACAGGCTTTGCGCGTCTGCTATTTGTTGTGCCTGTCGCTTGCGTTCAGCTTCAGCAACTTTTGTTTTATCTTTGCCACCGCCACCGCCAGTTGGCGCAAGCAGAGCTGGCGGTTGAGTGCCAGGTTTTTGTGCAGGCGCAGGCGCAGCTTTGATTCCAGGCTGCTGTGAAACCAATTTGCCAAGTTTTTCTAAATTTGGCAAAAAACCTGGGCCTTCACGGCTTTGTTCTGCAAGTTTTTTAAAAATTGTTTCACCAGCTTTTGCATTGCCCTTGCCAAGCAATTCAAAAAGTTTTTGCTGACTGGTATTGCCAGTAAAAAAGTCAAGCGGATTAAGGCTGGATGTAGGAAGCCTTCCAGCCCTTGCCTCAGATAGAACCTTTGCTTTTTGCGGACCCATCGCCGCCATGTTTATTGCATCAGTAATTACTGTTATGACCTTTGTCGCTTCATCCATCAAGTATTTAAACAACGGTGCAAATACTTGCCCGATGGTTCTTGCCAGCCCTTCAACAGCATCTTGCAAAGTGCTGAATTTGCCCTGTAAAGTATCAGATTGCGCGATTGCCCCATTTGCGTATTTGCCACCAGCATTGGTAAGATTCTGGATTGCTACTTGTACCGCTTCTGCGCTAATTCTGCCTTTCGACAGCGCTTCCCTAAATTGATCGCCTGACATGCGATACATGCGCTGCAATTCTTTTTGCAGTGCAACACCGCGTTCCTGGAACTGCAGTAATTCTTCGCCCTGTAGTCTGCCTTTGGCTTGAACTTGACCATAAGCGGTAACAAGACCTTGAAGTTCAGCGCCAGTTGCACCTGAAACATCCGCCAATCGCCGCGTAGTATCAACCACGTCTTTTGCGGCAACACCAAAAGCGTTGAGGCGTTTTGCCGCGTCAATAAGCTCTGTGCTGGTAAATGGTGTTACAGCACCCAACTGCTGCAGTTCTTGGATAATTTGCTTTGCCTGCTGGACGCTCCCAGTTAAAACCTGCAGGCTTTTTACCTGCGATTCTATTTCTGCAGTTTTGCCAAAAATAAACCGCACAGCCTGAGCTGCGCTAAAAGCACCTACGAGACCCCTAACCGCATTCTCAAGACCATTAACGCTGCTTTGCGCTGCCTTGGAGGCGTTAGCAACATTGCGGATCTGATTAACCGCACCTGTGCTGTTTACCTGTACGTCAACGACGGCGACTGCCACAGTTGCACCAAATCCCTTATTCGCAGTCTATCGCCGTGCTCTTGCCTTAGCCTTTTCCATTTCTTCTTTTTCTCTTTCTCCTTTTACTTCGTAGTAAGCGGCAAACATAACGAACTCAGCTTCAGTCAACTGACCGCGCAGTTCGCTAACCGTTTTGCCTAGTTCAGTTGCTAGGAAGAACTCAAAGAACAGCCATGAGTCTTCCTTTAGCCGTTTTTTGCTTCCGGCAGGCTTTCTGGATTGCCAAGGCCAAAGAGGAACAGCTCCAGCTCGTTCAGCACCGATTCAGGCAGTTCGCGTTGCAGCTTGGCGGCGTCGGCAGCGGCAAAGGCTTTAGTGCCGTCCTCAAGCTCAGCCATCTGGCACAGCATCTGCGTACTGATTTCCAATGCTTCATCTGTGCCAGCAAGAGTCGTTGCACGCTTGCGGTCAGCACGAGTAATCGGCTTGAAATACAAAGACAGAACAACCGCGCCATCGGCTTTTTTGATGTCAAACCGACGGCGCTCGTTGAGGTCAAATGCCCCGGTGATCAAGTCAACGGGGCGTTGGTTTGTAGCTGGCATTAGATGCTCAGTGTTAAGGTTCCGCTAGAGACGAAATTGATGGTAACAATCTCGATCTCGCCAACCGTAGCACTGTATTCGCTACCCGTCACCACGATGGTGCCGGTGATTTTTTTGCCGCCGGTTTCATCCAAATACAGCTCAACGGCTGCATCGGCTTCGTCCGTGGCTTGGTTCACATCCTTGATCAGATCAAGTTTGTCGCCAGCGCCGGGGGCGTCGTACATGACCTCGATGGTGCCCGACCCGCTGATCAGACCACCAACATTGGCGCGGTAGGTAGCGCCTTGGGAGGTCACGTCGTACGACTCCTTTTCAATGGTCATAGACCAAGAGCGCACAGCAGCAATCTCGGAAAGACCGCCGCTACCAGCTTTGTCAAAAAAGACGGTGCCTTGTTGGCCGCGATAAAAAGCCATGATCAGATGTCCAGAGTGATGGCGCCGTTGGTCACGAAGTTCAGGGTAATGACTTCGATCTCACCGACAGTGGCAGAGTATTCAGCCGAGGTGATGACACCATTAAAGCTGATTTTTTTGGTGCCAGTGGTGTCAAGGAATAGCTCAAACAGAGCCGCACCCTGATCGGTGGCGGTATTGGCGTGTTTGATGAACACATTAGTTTCGTCTGCGCTGCTGGCGGTATACAGCACTTCGCAGGTGCCAGAGCCGCTAATCAGGCCGCCAACATTTGCCCGATAGGTAGCACCAAGGGCGGTGGTCTCCAGCGATTCCTTCTCAACGGTCAAAGACCAAGAGCGGGTGCTGGTGATAGCTGCGGCAGAAGAGCCAGCATCGTCAAACTTGACGCTGCCTTGCTGTCCCCGGTAGAAGGCCATGGTTAGAGATCCTCGAAGGTTTCAAAGGTCAATCTGACCTGTGTTTGGAAGTAACCCTCTGGAGCTGGCGATGCCACCACCTCGGGTCCAGTAGGCGGATCAAAATGAACGCCACTAACTACTTGCCTATTGTAAAGGTCACGGATTCGCTTACCTATTGTCAGATTTGCGCCAGGTCCAACACCCTTTGGCGTAAAGACATTCATCACGATGACACCGATGACGCTGTTACTGCTGCCAGTGGTGCCGCCCATCGTCAGGAAGTTATTGTTGCCAAAGCTGACAAGGCATTGGACGAAGGAGCTGTTAGGCGTTGGGGTTGAAGGTTGGTTGTGAAACAAAACCGGGATCACTGGTGCCAATGCCAGCTCAGTAGCAAGCCTGCCCTCGATGGTTGAGCGGATGGTGTTGAGGTTGACGGCTGCCATCAGTCTTGTCTCCCTATGCGTTTGGCTTGTTGCTGAGCATAAGCAGTCATTTCACGGGCGATTCGTTCCGTCCACCCTGCAGGGGCTTGCGTGCTGCTACCACCTGCCAGTTTTTCTGCATACGGCAGATTGTTATGGATGTGATAAACACCACCAGCACGCTCTACTTGATAATCAAGTTTGCGTGGCGGTCTGATTGCAGCATCACTGGCTTGAGGTCCTGCATCGTATCCCGGAGTTCCCTGCTCACTAATCGCCCAGCTAGCGCGAAAGCGTCCAGTATCAACAGGGCTTTCTTGCTTTAGCCTGCTGTCTGTTTCAAACACAACCACCCGCAGCAACTGCTCATACTTCTCTTGGGAGTAACTGCCAATCTGCGATAGGTTGATGCGTCGTGCCACTATGCCCTCAGGATTAGCTCGTGCGTAATAGCCGTGTTGTCCTGTTCAATCGTAGTGACCCTAATAATCTGATGGCTCACGCTGCTGATCACTACACGGTCAGCCGTGCTAGGTGCTGCTGCAAGGTCTGCTGCAGCTACCGTCAGTTTCTTGTCGCTTGCTTGAATCAGCTCGTTCACCTCACGAGCGTTCACATCCTCAAGCACGCCACGCACTGCAGTGTCAGCAGTGGTTTCTGTGATGGCGCCAGTGGTTGTGTTGTAAGCCCCTGGAGTCACTACACGAATTGTTACTTCACCACCAAACTTTGCCATCAATTTGCTGGCGACTTTGCGTAGCGGCGTAGAAAGGCTCATGCTGCAAACACCCGCACAGGTTGCTCAGGAGTGACAACGTAATTTGCCCAACTTTCGGGCAGTTCACCCACAAAATTGACGTGCCAACCTTTAAGCACAGTGGGCTTGACCAGCACTTTACCGTCTTCGTCATACTTGCCACCAACGCTAATCATGCCAATCACATCCAACGCATGACCGTGGCTGGCGGTGATCCAGGTGTCGTCTTCGGTGCGGTAGTCAGCCAGGACGGTGATGGCCGTGGCTTCATCGGGGAAGCGAAGGTAATGGGTCATCG